TGCCTTGCCGACATGTCGGACACTCATCCGTTTCCTTGTAGAATGCCACCTCTTTTTGGAGATCTCTGAGTTGGGTGGAAAATTTGGTTTTGAAAGAGTCGAGTTTCTTTTGCTTTGTGGTGAGGTCTCCGAGTGCTGCCTTAGCATCTTCTTGCGCAACCTTTTCGCCAAAGAGCGTAGTAACAAGACTTTGGAAACTCGCGATGGCAAGTTCGCCTTCGTCAATACGAGACTGGATTTCATCTGATCGTTTCTCCTTGTTTGCCTCTAGTGTATCAACATAACTCTTTTGTAGAGTTGCCTTCTGTTTTAACACTTCCAATTTACTATCAGCATCACTCAACTGATCCTTCAAGGCATTCATCTTATCACGAAGCACTGTATTCATCACAGTAAAAATTTGAATGTCTAAAATATCCTCAATAATCTCGCGCCGAGTAAATGGAGGAAGCTGCATGAATGGAGTAAACGAGGCTGAACCCAGAATAACAATTTGCGTAAAGGACTTATAATTAAACTTTAGAACCGACTCTTCCAGATACTTCTGATAATCTCGAGAAGCTGCGTCCTGATTAATAATTTCAGTACCAGAATAGATCTCAAAAATATTCGGGCGGATACCACGAACAATCTTATAATTCTTACCACCAGCAGAGAATTCTATCTCGACAATAAGGTTTTTCTTATTGATAGAGTTTAGTAGTTGAGGTTTATTGATATTGCGAAATGGTTTACCGAACAATCCGAAGCAGAGTGCATCTAGCATTGTAGATTTACCGCCTCCATTCTCGCCAATGATTAGCGTGTTAGGTGATCGGTCTAATTTAATTTCGGTGAATGCGTTACCTGTGGATAGAAAGTTCTTCCAACGCAATGTTTTAAATGTTATCATACTGTAACGTGCTGTGCCTCAATATAAAGTTCATTCAATACGGATTTGATACGATCTTTATCTAGATCGGTGCTGACAGAATCAACGAAATCTGAAAGAACACTTATAGTGTCTTCAACGTTGATTTGTTCTTCCCCTTCGATAGCTTCTGTCTCGAATTCTGAGAAGTCTTCAATGATTTTAAATTCTAGAAGATTGCAGTCATATAACTTGTCGACAAACCGATCAAACTTATAGAAGTCAGTTTTCTTAACAACGACTAATCGAACACAACTCCCAACAAGTGGACCAAGATCAAGCAAACTAAAGTCGTCAACAGTGTCATCATAATAGAGTTTATGAAAGATTTGAAATGGATTCTCAAAGAATTCTACCTCATTTGTTTCCGTATCATATAAGTGATACCCTCTCTTATCATTATAGTCAGACCAAGTAAACTCATAGGTATTACCAAGATACAAAATGTTACCAACGCGACTGCGATGGTGAAAATGACCACTACAAACGAGAGGAAATCTATCAAAGTCCACAGTGTCCATTCCGTGATCATTTTTATGTCCACGATACATTTCGAAGCCTGAAAATTCAAAGTGTCCAAATACTGCTTGTGCATTACTATTTTTTACAACCTCCATGGTTTCTGAATAATTACCCGAACAAATCCAAGGCACAAGCAATAGATTCTTACCAGCAATTTTAATTTCTTGCGCATCAGAATATGTAATAATGTTCCCATATTCTCGAAGCAGAAGGTCTAAAGAGTTAACCTCATTTGTGTTCTTGAAGAACGTGTCATGATTGCCCGCAATCATATGCACGTCAATACCAAGGTCGCTAGTCTTATCAAAGAAATACTCACGACAACTCTTCAGCGTATTATAGTTAATAAATTTACGTCGATCAAAGACATCACCGAGGTGGATGATGGTCTTAATACCTTCTCGTTCTAGATGTGGAAAGAACGTTTCATTATAAAACTTCGCGAAGAAGTTATCAAATGGTATCGAGTCAGACCTAGCACCGAAGTGAGTATCAGTGATCAACGCAATTTTCATAATTTAACCTTATTCTTTTTTTCATAGTCGCGCAATGCAACGTCACAATAATCTTTAATCGTCTCAACAGTTCTCATATAGTTATCACGAGAATTCTGAGAATTCGTTTTGTCCTGCATCGCGTCAACCATTTGTTGAACAATCACAGGTACGCTATTAAAACGCGACATTTACTTCTCCGTAGTTTTGTTCCCCTTAGTTTCAGGGGTAGTAGGGATAGTTTCCTCTAACTTTTCTTCGGTCGTTGATTCTGCGACATTTTCGTCGACAAGACGTTTTAGGACAATTTGTCCGTCACAAATCATATAATGTTGACCAGATCCAAGATCACTTGACTCAAGATAGATACATCCTACATTCTGTTTAGAAACACCTTGAACGCCATTTCTGTAGTTATTAGCATTAACAGATACTAATGTGATGATCAATGCAAACGCAAGAAAGAAAAATAGGGCAAACCAGTTTTCCGTAAACCATGCAACGTACTTATTTGTTTTTACTTCAATCATATAAAACTCCTTTAAAAATCTTAATATTTCCATTCTACTATAAATCATGTTAAATGTCAAGGGAAATATCGGGGTTTTTTGGCTTGTCAAGATATTTTGGTCTACGCTTTGGTAAGGTGCTAACAACAGCAGGTTCCTTATCATAATCAACCGACTGGTCAATTTGCTTCTTAAGGAAGTCTACAAACTCGTTTCCGTATTCACCACCATCTTGATCCTGTGTAATAAGATCGTGGACGTCTAAATTTTTAATGTATCGATACTTAGTTGCTTGCTGTTTCTTTTCCTTTTGAATTCGACGCAGGAAAGCATAGTATGTGATCTGCGTGAAGTAAGCAAAGGGATTGCTAGACTTAGCAGGATCGAAATTGTCGATGTAAGTAATACAGTTTTCGATACCATCTGATATCATCTCATCTCGATATGTGTAGTTAATAAAATTGCTTTTATATGCAAGGTGATTAGCAATCTTCAAGAAGCATTCTCCGAGATAATTCGGAACACGTGGCTTCTCTGTTCCTGCTTCTTTAGCAGCCACAACCTTGTTACGATGTTCAGTAATCTTTTCAAGGAACAAGGAGTTATCAACATAGTGAACATTGTTTTTCTTATTCTTCTTGAACGGCAACTTTTCTTTTATTTTAGGGGGATCTGACATTATTTTCTCCATACTATCAATAACTGTTATACGTTATTTTTCACTCTTTGTCAATGGTTTTTATTGATTTATCTATTGACTACTTCATTGAAAACTAGTATACTGACGGTGTCGTCTATGAAATATACTGTTTAATTAAGTAAGTTTCTTCGTCTAAGAATAGCTGCAGTGAATTGTTCGAAAGCAGTTTCGTCTTCGTCGAAAGAAGCGGGAGTAAATCCCGTATCAACATATTTATTATACTGTTTAAGGAGCGGTAATTTCAACTCTCCGACAGTTAAAATCGCATCCATAGGAACGACGAACATACTATTAGAAGAAATTCCGATCCAAGGTTTAAGTACAAAGGTCTCTCCTTGCATCGTTTCTTGTATAACGGGGACCGCAACAACAGCAATAGGATCTGTGATTTCAATCATATTATCTTCACACTCAACGGTCTTACCGATTACTAACTCGCCGTTTCTAAATTTCAAGACTTTGATATCATTCACTGACAGGGATCCTTACTATTTTGTATTTGAAACCTTCTTCATTATAAATTTTAATGCGTTCAATCATATGATTTAGCGTAAAGTTTTTTCTACTTTTCCATGACAGATCGTCGCCGATGTCAAATAGGTTACATGAGTCTTTATCATCACCCTTACGAAGTCCACGACCAATAGACTGTAGATTTCTAATGCGAGACTTAGAGGGCGAGGCGAAGATTACGTTATGTAAATTCCTAATGTTAATCCCCGTAGAAAATGTTCCGTATGAAGCAATGATAATTGCATCGTTTTTGGTTTCTGTGATTGCACGAACCTGTTCTCTTTGCTGAGTGTCAGTTCCGCCGTGAACAAAGAAGACTTCCCGATGATCAGCTGCCTTTTGTCGAATTAAATCGTAAAGAACAGAACCATGTTTTTCGACGAACTGGAAAAGAACTAGCGTATTACCCTTCTGCGTCGTAGCAAGATTCTTAATTATGGTATTACGTTTAGGATGTTTTACCAGCCAGTCCATTTCTTCCTGATAGGTAAATTTCTTTGTCGCGTCTCGCTCTTTGTCTGAGTAGTCTAATGTCAAACACGTTATATTTAGGTCAGCGACAGAACCCTGTTCCATGAGTTCTTTCGTCGAGATTACCTGCTTTACTTTTCCGAACAATCCTTCGAGGATGAGTCGATGGGTTTTAGTGCCGTCCAAAGTACCAGTAGTCCCAATACGAAACTTAGTTTTCGTGCACTTGCCGAAGATCGAAGTGAGAGATTTTGCTTTGAAAAGATGTGCCTCATCGCCATAGATAACATCAAACTCGTCAAAAAACTTCTTCGGTAATTTGTAAATTGATTGCCACGTTGAGATCGTGATCGGATATTCATTTGATTTTTCAAACCCCGCATAAATTCTTGCGCAATTGTATGATGCTTTCCAGTCATCTTCGCTCGCGTAGTCTTGGAAATCCTTATACATCTGCTCGACGAGTGAAGTAGTAGGAACAATAATAAGCTGTTTACGCCCAAACTGCTGATGGTATCTCATCAGGAGATAGATTATCAAAGATTTACCAGAAGCAGTGGGCGATAGAAGCAAGGTGCGACCGATACGAATTGCATACTTTACTGCATCCATCTGGTAATCACGAGGTGTAATTGGGTTGCCCTGTGAGTGCAGATTCAGAGCCTTGACAAATTCAACAAGATCACGAATAGAAACTGGGTCGCCGATTCGTTCCATATCGACATCCATCTGGTAGTCAAGACGCTCACAGAATTCGCGAAGGTAAGGAAGTAACCCGACATAGAGTTCTTTTGTCCACATATTGAACAAACGTGCTTTACCATCCCATACCTTTGCTCGGTAGGTTGGCATAAATTTTGCGCCTGGAACATCAAACGTGAAGTAGTCATTCAATTCAGTCGCAGTGCTTGGATCGCACTCAACGTTTAGATAGACTTCATCTTTCTTGGTTACTTTTAACTCAGTCACATTAATCCGTTTGTAAATTTAGTCCATTCAATAGCAGACTTAATATCCCAAGTTCTGCCATTGAGGGATCGGAGGATTTGCTCCAGTTGATACAGTACTGCTTTTATATAGTCTACTCTGTCGACCGCTTTAATAATGTCTTCATCACATTGAATGGAATCATCGAGTTCGTTCTTTAGAGGTTTATTTCCTAGCCATTGTTCCCAACCAAGTTCTTCTAGATCTTGGCGAGTAAGTTCTCCGCGATACCATTTCATCTTACGACCACGAAGGCGATAATACTCTGACTCATACTTCCGAAGCTGCAGCTTAGAGTTAGAGAGTAGATTAAGATATTTTGCGTGAAGTTCTGGCGTCTTTGTAGATTCTGGACCAAGGTTCATCTGATCAATCTTACAATCTTTGGCCCACATTTCTTGAATTTCAGTTAGTTTCATAATGTCCTCAAATAGAAATAATATAATTATACTACAATTTAGTTATAAAGTCAATAAATTTTTAAACATTAAAACTGATACTTTCTCCACAACCACAACTGCTCGACGCAAGTGGTGCTTGTATCTCGATAACACTACCAATTATGTCTACTTTCTTATTTACAGTACTACCTATAAGGTAAAGTTCCGACGGTCTATCTAACCAGAAAGTCCAATCAGTATACTCTTGAGGAAAGTCATCTTCCACGAGCTCTTCTACATTCTTTACCAGATCCCACTTGTAACTGAACCCAGCACATCCACCACCTGCAAGAGAAAGACGCACACCAAGTGCATTGTTGGAGGTGGATACATTACGAAAATGCTCAAGAGCAGACTCTGTAAACTGTATACGATCTTTAATCATATAATTATTAAACCTTCTCAATCGTATAAAGTGCGTATTTAAACGTTGCAGATGCCGACATATGCGCTGCACTTCCTGTACTGATGTCAAATTCCAACCCTTGTAGGCTAATAGGAAAGAGATCTCTGAAGTGAATAATAATATTTGGTTTATTATCGGAATCTAAAATTGTTAAATCAGCATCTGAGAAGTTTCCTAATGCACCGAGACGTTTATCTGGTGTTCCTGGAAATCTAAAACTCTGAGAGTTATTCCAAGCGTTATACTGGTCTGGACCCTCTGGAGCACCAAGACCTACTAGCCAATTATAGATTTCAAGATAATCTGACATATCTTCTTGAACCATAAACTTAATGGTTAATTCTTCAAAGTTTATTTTCTCGCCTGGAACTGGAATTCTAACGAGTGGATTCTCAAAATCAATAAAACCAATAGAAAGTTGCGGAATACTAGCTGCTTGACAGAAATATGAAATATTTGGAGAGTTGTTAATTTGAAACTTAAAACCATTCGGCTTCAGGTAATTTAGGTCAGTAGGTTGTTTATTGACCCACATAGCCTCAGTAATTCCAGAATCAGTTTTAGTAACCATAAGACCCTCGTTGTTTCATACTAT